CTTGGAGCACATGAGACAGTGCGAAGCTCGGGAGTGGATGAGCAGGTACGAGAGGAAGGCTATCGAGCGAGGCTCCGCCAGCGCGCAATCATGGTGGCAAGGAGTAAAGAATGACATCGCTAAACGCAGAGGACAAGCCGCTTGTGACGACCTTGTCCAACGAATGCAAAACGAGCGTACTGCGCGTCGAGCTAGACTTCCCACCAGCGGAGCTTTTCCCGAATCGAGCGAAGGGGACTCACTGGGGAAAGCTGTACAAGATTCGATCCGACTACCGAGAGGGAAGCACGTGGTTGGCAAAGCACCAGATCAAGGGGTGGAAACACCATGGTGGACTGATTAAGCTCACCATCACCTTTGACATGCCTGACAAGCGAAAGCGTGATGCGGACAACTGCCTTGCCGCGGCTAAGGGAGCCTTGGACGGTCTGGCTGATGCGCTGTTTGTGAATGACCAGCTCTTTCAACCGATCCTGATTTTCAGGGTTGAGGGTAAGAAGCCGGGTCGACTTATCGTTGAACTTGAGGAGATGACATGAGCAAGCTTATTGACCCTAACGAAGCAGTCGATTTCATGATTGCCAACTCAGCCAAGTATGCCGAGGCAGAGGCAACTAAGGTGTACATGGAGGAGCTACGCAAGACCATCAAGGCAGAGGAGATGAAGAACGCGGAAGCCCATGGAAACGGTGAGTACAAGACCGCCGCCATGCAGGAGCGAGAAGCCTACGCCTCCCCACGCTACAAAGAGCACCTACAAGCCCTCAGACAAGCCGTACAGGAGCGCGAACGCCTTCGGTGGCTCCTCATAGCCTGTCAGGAAAGAATCGCAGTATGGCGCTCTATGGAAGCCAGCAACCGCCACGTCGAGAAGGCTACGTTATGAGACGCCCCTTTAAGAAACCCCCTGAATTTAATGAACATATGTGGGCTTTACTTGATGAGTTTTACAAGCGCGGAGTTACCAGAAAACAAATGAAAGAAATTGTTGATACTTGGTGGAAAGTTTCTGATGCGCTTGGGAAAATCAAGTCATGAACAACAACCTAACCGCCAAAGAGAAAGCCTACGTCGGGCTGGTTAAGGAGCTCCCGTGCTCCGTGTGCGACCAAGAGGGGCCAAGCGACGCGCACCACGTCAAACAGCATAGGCAGTACACCGTCGTGGCTCTGTGCAAGTCCTGCCACCAAGGGAGCAAGATGGGCTGGCACGGCGAGCGTAGGGCGTGGGCGATAGCCAAGATGGAGGAGATCGACGCCCTGAACGTCACGGTGAAACGGGTAATGGAGCTTTTATTGAAGGGTTAGGGTAAGCACCTACAAATTCTTTTTAAAAAAGATCACACAAGCGCTTTAACTTGATGTTAAGATGCATCCACGCCAATCGGGCGTTTACTTGAAAGACAAACATCATGACAACAGCAACATTGATCCAAACAGAAGCTCTGATCTCCACAATCACTTCTGACATCGACGCACTCTACGTGCTCGACCAACAAGCCAAAGCATTGGCTGACCAAGTCAAGGCAATGAAAGAAGCCATCGCCAACAAGTACGGTGAAGGCGAGCACAAGGGCGAGTTGCACAGCGTGTCTGTCAAGCTCATTGAAGTCTCAGGCACCGTTGACTACAAAAAGCTTTGCGTGTCCTACGGCATCACTGACGATGTGTTGGCTACCTTCCGCAAAGAAGGTCGTGCTGACATCCGCGTGTCACCAGCTAAGTAAGGAGATCGACATGAGCAACGCATACGAATCTTATCTGGCTGACTGGCAAGCCAAGAACCCTAACTTGGTCAAGCCAGAGAAACCCCTCTCTCGCCCTGACATGACTGGCGCAGAGCCAATCGTTGGCAACCGTGTATGGGACAACAGAAGCAAATGCTTCCAACTGGCTGATGGTCGCGTTCTGGAAATTGGACAGACGACCAACTGGATGGACATCTACGCTGTCTTCCCCAGCCTTGACGCATGGAACTCTTTTGCACAACCCCTCTCATTCAACGAATATTGGAACGGATAAATCATGACAAACGAAATCGAAACATCATTCAACACGGAGGCAGAGGTGCGCATCAGCGCTGACCAATACGAGGGGGGCGTCTGGCTCTCCTTGCAAGGTCGCCGCTCAATGATGAGCGTCCCAATGACTCGCGCTGAAGCTGAGCAACTGCTGGTCAACCTGCAACTCGTGCTTGCAAAAGAGGTGGCTTGATGTACGACAGCGTCACATGGGGTCGTGTAGTCCCTGCAAACTACTCTTGGAACTTCCTGTCAGAAGATCAACTGTTGGACAACATGCAAAGAATTTGGGACAAACCAGCCAATTGCGCGATGTCTCACCTCAAAGCTGGCATATCTCAACTTGAGATTCGCGGCATTCTGACAAGCGAAGAGGCGGCTTCTTGCCTCAAAGAAACACTGAGATTGAGAGCCAAAGCAAAGCGGGAGGAGTTAGCATGAACGAGACCATCATGAGTGACTACATCAAAGGATTTAACGCAGGGGTTGACTGCGTCCTGACCGAAATTAAACGCCTCGAGAAAACAGGGGCTGTAAGCCTCGATCAGCTACTCAAGCACCTTGACCCTCAACTCGACCAGAAAACGGCTCAAACGTCCGATAAAGGGGCTTCATGAAGCTTTCTTTGATCAAGAGCGTACGGGTTACGCTTCGCGAAATACCTGATGGCATAACCTTAGAGGAGCTGTCTGAGTTGCTAAACAGACCAAAGAGCAACGTCAGGAAGGTGTTAAAAGCCATGCCAGACGTGTACATTGACAGGTGGGAAGTCGCACCAAGGGGGCAGTACAAAGCCGTATGGTGTGCCTGCATCCCACCAACAGATTGTCCAAGACCAGACGGGAGAACAGATGACTGAACCTAAGCTAAAAGTAGTATTTCAAGAGGGTTGCTTTGACGACTTTGATGGCACACCAGACGAGCTGGCTGAGATGATTGCCGAGCTACACCGAATGGCGGCAGACGGAACCATCATGGACGACGCCACGCCGTTGGATGACGACCAGATCGAGGAGCTCAATGAGGCTCGAAGCAGACGGGAGCAGAGGCAATGAAAGACAGCGGCACGTTTAGCGTATTAGGTAGCAACAATTTTGCAGTAGCCCCTCAAAAAGATTTTACAAGGTGGGTAGGCCGACAAAGGCTGATGTGTTGGAAATGTCAGAAAGATAAGCTCCGCTACGGGGGTGAAGAGAAAATGATGGGTGGTGGGGTTACCACTGGTATGCGCAGATTTATTTGCAATGATTGTGTTGAAGCCAAAATTAAAGAGAAAAAATGAGCGAAGCACAACTAAACATCTGGGAAAAGGCGTTGGGCTGGCGCAAAAGGCAGATGATTGAACGCCAGCTTGACCCCATCACAAGCAAGATCAGGAACGACACCTTGGAAGAGGTAGCAAAGGAAGTGAACAACTTCAAAGCCTTTGAGAAGGTCACCATGGACAGCTTTGCGGCTTACATACGAGGTATGAAGCGGTGAGGGTGGCAATAGTCCAATACGACAACCGAAGTGATCAAGACTTAGGGGCTATGGGTGACCTGATAAAGATAAACGCTGACTACGCAAAGAAGCATGGTTACTCACATACGTTTGACCGTGCTGTATACGAACTGCCCCCGTACTGGATAAAAGTTTTAATCGTGCTTGACGCTCTCAATCAAGGTTTTGATATTGTCCTATGGATTGACTCTGATGCGGTGGTGCATGACAGAGAACGAAAGATTGAAACCTTTTTTGAGGGGGATGAGCTTTTTGTATATTCAAGTGACTGCGGGACGTGGCCTGAAGTTTTTAATGCAGGCATCTTTTTTGTAAAGCAAAAAGGAAAATATCTTATTGAAGAATGGAAGGCGTTGTACGACGAGAACATGTGGTTCAAGGAGCCTGAATATTGGAGACACTGCGTAGGAAGGTGGGCAGGCGAAGCCTTTGAGCAGGGCTCGTTTATAGATAATATAATTCCAAAGCACGAAAAGGTTTTGAAAAAGATTGACTGGAGAATCATTCAAACCCCGTACCCAATAGACGAATCATTCATCGTACATTTTGCTGGTCAATTCAGATCAAACTCAGGAATGTACAGTCACCTACATCAAATGCCACCAACCAAAAAACTAGGAACAAAACCCATGTCCAGAAGAGTAGCAATTGTCAGCCCGTCCTATGACGGCAAAATCGTGTGTGACCATGCCATTGCATTGGTGACCATCTTCCAAAGAGCGGCGGCAGAGCGTCCTGACCTGCACCTAAGCCTGCAATACTGGATGGGTGAAGCTCTGCTACAAAAAGCCAGAAACAACTTGTTCTGCGACGCTTATGACAATGGGGTAGACGACATAGTGTTCTTAGACGTGGATCAAGGTTTTGATGCGCAGGCGTTCTTTGATGTGATTGACCACCCTGTAGACGTGGTAGGTATTACGGCAAGGATGAAGACAGACGACGAGCGCTACACACATCGCCCAGAAGACCCCAAGAAGCACCGTTGGAACCAAGAGCTGAAGCTGTTAGAGGTGGAATTTCTAGCTACGGGGTTTTTGCGCCTAAGCAGGAAAGCCATGAAAGCCTTGTACGACGCATCAACCCCGTACCATGACGGAAAAGATAGAAGACTTATCTGTGACGTGCAGATCATCAACGGCGGAATGATCTCTGAGGACGTCCAAATTGGTAAGAAGCTCAAGGAGGCTGGACTGCAAAGCTATTTGGACATCAGGCACACCTGTACACACTTTGGAGTCAAGAAGTACGAGGGTGACTACCAGTACAAGTATGCTGAGACAGTCCTAGAAGGACTGATGGAGAACCATAAATGACGGAGCAGATCTGGAGACCAAAAGGCAACAAAGACTATTGGGCACAAGCTTGGATAACAGAAAACATTGAAGAGGCTCACAAGCTCATCAAAGACTTACAAGCCGCAGGTCAGGAGCTTGAGTCAAAGCTGAAGTACGCCCAAGCAAAAGCCGAAAGATTAGAAGCACAAAACAAAGAATTCAAGCTCACCATCAAGGACATGGACAGAAGGATCATGAAGGGATTGAAAGACTGACGTTGCACACAAAGACAAAGATCCGTTAAACTTTGCGTTAAAGGAGTCCAGTGATGGCAAAGAAACCAAAGAGTCTTCCCAGCGATGATGTCGCCGACGTGACAGGTGAGCCGCAAACAAGAGAAGTGACAAAGACAAGAGGGAACACCTACACAGAACACATGGGTAACCTCATCTGCATACGCTTAGCAGAAGGAGAGAGCCTGAACAAGATCTGTAAGGAGGAGGGTATGCCAGATAAGGCGACTGTCTTTCGTTGGTTGGGTTCTGAAGCGTCATTCTGCGACAAATACGCACGTGCGCGTGAACTTCAAGCTGAGACGCAGTTCGATGAGCTGATTGACATTGTTGACCAACCGCCTGAGCTGAGCCACGTCATTGGCAAGGATGGTGAGGTGATTGAGATCAAGTTTGACTCTAGCTACGTGGCATGGATGAAGCTCCGGGTTGACACCCGCAAGTGGACAGCCGCACGCATGGCTCCTAAGAAGTACGCTGAGTACAGAGCGCCAGAGGAGAAGGTTGACTCTATGATCGTTGATGGCGAGATCAAGAGCGTCATGGACGTGGCTATCAAGCGCCTTGAGCTGATCAGGATCGCTGAATGAGCGAGGTCATAGAGCAGGACGTTCTGGACATCCTTGCTGACCCACAGATCCGCAAGAGCTTAGGCCCCTACCACGCGATGGCATACGCCAGTAGGGCTAAATGGCTCTCAGGGGCGTTCAATCATCAGAAGCTACCCCAAGGTACATGGTGGTCTATCTGGCTCATGCTGGCTGGTCGTGGAGCAGGCAAGACCCGAACCGCGGCTGAACAGCTTTGGTGGTGGGCATGGGAGAACCCCGGCACCCGCTGGCTGGTCTCCGCCCCTACTTCTATGGACGTCAGGGGTACGTGCTTTGAGGGTGAGTCAGGACTCATGGCTGTGATCCCCGACATCCTGATCAGGGACTACAACAAAGCCCTGCACGAGATCGTCCTGATCAATGGGAGCCTGATCAAAGGGATCTCAGCCTCTGAGCCTGATCGTTTCCGTGGTGGGCAGTACCATGGTGCATGGCTGGATGAGCTGGCGGCATGGGACTACCTTGACGAAGCTTGGTACAACATCCAGTTTGCTGTTCGTCTTAAAAAGGCTGATGGCAGGACGCAGATCCTTGCCACGACCACCCCGCGTCCCAAAGACCTGATCGTAGAGCTTGTAGGGCGCGAAGGAGACGACGTAGCCCTAACGACCGCATCTACCTACGTCAACCTAGCTAACCTTGCTCCAAGCTTCCAGAAGCAGATCCTGTCCTATGAGGGAACCAAGATTGGCAGGCAGGAGATCCATGCTGAGCTGATCGACCCAGAAGAGTCAGGCATCGTCAAGCGGGAGATGTTTAAGCTGTGGGCACCGAACAAGCCGTTCCCTAAGTTTGAGTACATTGTCCAGAGCTATGACTGCGCAACATCAGAGAAGACTGTCAACGATCCAACAGCGGCTATCACGTTCGGCGTGTTCAAGCCGCTTGATGGTGCTATGTCCGCCATGGTGATCGACTGCTGGCAGGACAGGCTCCAGTACCCAGACCTACGCCCCAAGGTGATCGAGGAGTACGACGTGATCTACGGTGAGGGCAAAGACAAGAAGCGCGTAGACCTGATTCTCGTGGAAGACAAGTCCGCCGGCATATCCCTGATCCAAGACCTGCAACGTGCGCACATGCCTGTTCGGGCGTACAACCCCGGTCGGGCTGACAAGCTCCAACGCCTGAACATCGTCTCCAACATCATCGCCGCTGGGCGTGTATGGATACCTGAGAGCAGTGTCAGGAAGGGCTACGTCAAAGACTGGGCTGAGGGCTTCGTGTCCCAGATCTGTAGCTTCCCTGACTCAACCCACGACGACTTTGTGGACGCCTGCACTCAAGGGCTACGGTTCCTGCGTGACGCAGGCTGGCTTGACATTGACGGAGCACCAAGGGACGACTACGACATGGACGACTACATTGACAGCGGTATGGCTAAGAAGCGCGAGAACCCGTATTCAGCATGATGGACTTGACGCAACACCCAAGGTATCATTGGGACAACAGCAACTCAGCGGGATAAGCCATGGCTGACGAAAACACACCAGCGTTCTACCCACGAGTTGGGAACATCAGGTCTAAGAACTTTAGGTCAGCC